CCGCCGACCGAAGACTATGCGTTCGTCATGACGGGTACTAGCTTCTTCTCCAACTCGCAGTGTACTGACGCCATGAAGATTGCTAAGAAGATTGACTGCGACCATTACCGTTATGCGATGGGTGTGAACTTTCAAGACACGGAAGTGTTGAAGTCCACTGAGCGTCTGTCAACATTAAAGGTTTGGGAGGACCCCATTGACACGGCTTATTACGTTATCGGTGCAGACCCTGCTTATGGTTCTTCTGATTGGGCTGATAGGTTCTGCATTCAAGTCTTCCGTTGTTACTCTGACGGAATGGAACAGGTGGCAGAGTTTGCGACCTCTGAACTTAATACGTACCAGTTTGCATGGGTTATCGCGCATCTTGCTGGAGCCTACAAGAACTCGACGCTTAATCTTGAAGTTAATGGGCCGGGACAGGCTGTTCTAAATGAGATTAAGAACTTACGACGTCAAGCTGCCAGCATGGGCAACGCTATGGGCAAGAGTCTGATGGACGTCTACGGGTCCATGTCAAACTACATCTGGCGGCGTAATGACACAATGGGCGGTATTTCTAACTCATTAGGCTGGCTAACAACGGCGGCAACTAAAGAGCGAATGATGAGTTACACCAAAGACTTGTTTGAGCGTCAAATGTTAGACGTCTATTCGGTGGACACTATCGAGGAAATGAAGACCATCATTCGGGACGGGGCATCTATCGAAGCCTCTGGTCGCAATAAGGATGACCGAGTAATGGCAATGGCCTTGGCGTGCGCTGCTTTTTCAGAACAAGTCCAGCCGCAGCTTATTCAGCGCAAGTTGAGCCGTAAGGTTTCCAGAGAGCTAGAACAAAAGACACCAGAACAACTCTCTGTCGGCAAGGGTGTGTCCAATTACTTGAAGGCTATCGGCGTCTATGGAAACTAACGTTTTAACCAAGAAAGAACTAATGACGCAGATGCGTCGGTTCATTCGGGATAAGGAACGTGGCATCTCCATGAAACTTTTTGCCGACTTGTGTGGGGTCAACAAGGCACACCTGTTAGACGTCTTTTGGTATCGTTCTGAACCATTGACCGAATATATCCAGCGCAGAGTCGATAAAGGCTACAAAGCATGGCAGCGCGGCGAGGTAGCCATTATGCAATTGCGTAACCGCAGCAAATATATTGAATACCGCAGAGAAGCTAAACCGAGAATACTACCCACTACTGGCCTACAAATGATTAATGGGAAGATAGGGATTAGATTGGGTATGAGGAATATAGACGATTATTCGCAACCACCATTATTTGAAGGGGATAACAATGGCAGTTCTACATGACTACAAATGTCCAAGGCACGGGTACTTTGAGAGCAGAAAAGCTCAATGCCCTATGAAAGATTGCGTTGATGAGGTCGCAATTGTTTATTTGCAGCCTGTTGGGTTGGTTTCAGACGGCACAAAGAAGAACGACAAGACAATTAAGCAGTTAGCGATGGATTTTGACATGACAAACATAAAATCCACCCGCGAAGGGGAGAATCAGTCCGGTTTCTTTACTAGAAAGAACAAAACGTCCAAAAAGCAGCTTGAGAAGGAAGCAGCTATCGCTTCTCAGCGTCCAAGAGAGCCAAGGCCGGGTGATGCCGCCATTTGGGGCGGGGATAACCGTTATAGCTTGGGAAATGTAATAAAAGGCGGTGCTGTACGCTCAGTTATGGGAGAATCGGTTGGTATGAACCCAAGAGACGCCGGAAACTTGACAGGACCCAAGGCGGCGAGTTATATAGCTGACCATGAAAACCTTCAAGTGAAGTCCTAAATGCGGATACCAACTAAAGACCTAGAGCGTGAGTTCTTCTACCGCGACTTAATCGAAAAGTGCATGGTGTCTTTGGCAGAGCGCAAAGGTGATTACGCCTCCCTGCGCTCTTGGTTTTTGTTCGGTGCTGGTGCCAATGAAAATCCCGCCTTATTCAACAAGATTTATCCCCACATTGACCAGCTAACGTCGTTTCTCTATTCAGCAGAAACTACACGCTTCTCTATCAATGTCGGGGCAGCAGTGCCCGGTCAAGAACACATTAAGATTCCAAGGTTGACCCTAGCTCTAAATGATGAGTGGCTAAACTCTAATGCTGACCAAGTATTCTCCTCTGCTTTGACGTGGGCGTTAGTCTTTAATTCCACCTTCATCAAGCTAGTGGTCAACAATGGTATCCACCCCTACATGGTGGAACCAAGTTCAATGGGTGTCTTGCGTGAAGACGTAACCTACGCAGACAGACAAGAAGCAATAGTCCAAACCTATTACATTACGAAATCCGATTTATACAATCGATTGTATAGCCACCCGAAAAGGGAAAGCATCGTCAAACGTATTCAGACATCCATGAATACCAAAACTGAGGATATGCCAGAAGGTCTTGACCGCATTATTCTCTCTCAGTCGAACCCCACCATCTACGGTAACGTCAACCTAGACTTGACCGGAACCAACCGCTACAAAGCCCGTGTTGCTGAAGACACCGTGAAGATGTATGAGTTGTGGGTGTGGAATGATGAGACACAAGATTACCAAGTGGTCACGATGGCTGACCCTGACATCTTCATCTATGACCGTCCGGGTGCCTCAGTATTCTTAAAAGGCGAACTGCCGTTTATTCAAATTTGCCCTAATCCGCAGTTTGATTATTTTTGGGGTCAGAGTGAAGTTGCTCGTCTGAATTTGCTGCAAGCCATACGAAACAATCGTATGACAGAGATTTTAGAACTGTTGTCTAAGCAAGTCTCTCCTCCCAAAGTCTTCTCTGGCTTTATGGGCATAACAGATGAAAAAGCCTTTGCGTTTGACCGTCCGGGTTCGTTTGTCTCAAGCGATATGCCTAATGCGAAGGTGGATTCAATTGCACCTGAGATGCCAGCAACATTATTTGAGGTCATCCATGAAATTGACGCAATGTTTGCAGAAGCATCTGGAATATCAAGTGTTCTGTCTGGTCGTGGTGAGCAAGGTGTACGCTCCGCTGGTCATGCTTCTCAGTTGGCCCGTCTTGGAAGTTCTCGCGCAAAGAAACGTGCCCTAATCGTTGAAGACAGCTTAGAAAAAGTAGCAACGCTCTACTTGAAGTTGATGCAAGCCTACGACAATACGCATTTTATGGATGAAGAAGGCAATAAGTTTATTGCTGAACAATTCACCAAAGATTTTGTCGTGAAAGTGGACGCTCACTCCAACAGCCCAATATTTACCGAAGATATGCGTCAGTTGGCGTTCAATCTGTTTAAAGCACAGGCTATCGACAAGGAATCTTTACTTGACTTGCTTGAACCGCCAATGAAACAATTGTTAATAGATAAATTGAAAAAGCGCGAGAAGATGCAAGCGCAACAACCTCAAGCAAAGCCTGAAGGTAAACCTGATTTGAAAGCAGTGGAGGGATAATGGCAACTAAACCTGATTACTCGCCAAAAGCAGACCAGCCGAGAGTACAGACCGGCGAATTGAAAAGGACCGAGGCTGCGCCATCTATGCAGTATCGGGTGTCGGGCATAAAGTCTTTTAATCCCCGTCAAGCAAGAAAGACGGGCCGTATGGGTGAACGATAGGAGTACATCATGTACAAAAAAATGAAGCGTGGTCGTAAGACCCGTCGTTAATTCCCGCAAGGGATGAGGTATGGCTGACTTCCTCTTTTAAGTTGGCCGCTGCTTATTGGAGAACACCATGGCACGCATGAAACGTAAAGGCCGTAAAGGTCGCAAGTAATTAGTCCCTTGTGGATTAATCCCAAGGGGGAGGGGAAATACTCCCCCACTTGACATTTGCTGATAGTCTGGTCTAATCGCGTCTAGTTCGACGATAGAGGTTATTTATGAGCGTACCACCCGATAAGTTAATGGAATTGATTGGCAAGCAGCAAGGCAACCCTGCTGAAGCCCCGCCTCCTGACACCACCGCAATGTCTGACCCGTCTACGGCTCCTATGTCGGCACCGATGTCGACACCAGAACCCAAGATGGGAAATCGTGAAGGTGCGCTAGTCAACATTTCAATGGCAATGGATTTGATTGAACAAGCCTTGCCAAGTTTAGGCAGTGAATCCGTTGAAGGCCAAAAAGCATTAAACGCTATTCGTGCGTTGAGTGGTTTGATTGGCCCTCGCAAACAAAAAACAAACGAACTCCAGCAATCTGAGATTATCCAGATGCTACAGAACTTGCCGCAAGCCGGTGGCGCAACACCTGAAGGCCGTGCAATGTCGCAAGCTCCTATGGTCCCGAACCTCCCGCCAATGCCCGGAGCAGCACCTTCTCCGATGAGTATGCCCGGTGCTGGTGGTGGCGGTGCTTCACCCCAACCCACTCCAATGTAAGGAATTATTATGGACCTGTTTAAACCAAGAGGTGCCAATAGCCCTCGCCGTCCTACCGACAACAACCAGCAAAACGGTGTTGTAACGAACCCTCCCCGCTATGAACCATTTGGCGGTCTTAATGCTGCTGGCAAAATTGGTAGCAAAAATAAGATGGGTGTTCAAAAACCCGGTGACGGTAAAAAAGTAATCTAACTTTGTTAGGGGATAAAAATGAGTCTTGAAGATATGTCTTTTGAACAGCGCGACCAATTAGCGTTGTTAATGCGTGAACTTTCCGATAATCCGGCAACCAGAAAAGATGTGCTGCGTTTGACAAAACAAATCAAACCAGATTTAGTCATTCCTGAACTGGATATTGAAAATAACACTAAATCATACGTTGATAAGCTAGAACAGCGGCTTATGGAGCGTGATGCAAAAGACAGAGAGCAAGACGCTGTACGTGACCTTGAATCACGCCGTAACAAGCTGATGAAAAAAGGTTTTGTGCAAAGCGAAGACGATATTCACGAAGTGGAGAAAATTATGCTGGAAAAAGGCATAACTAACCACGAATCGGCAGCGGAATACTGGCAGTGGATGAAACAATCCGCTACACCAACGCCAACAGGTTACAACCCGTCAGCCGTTAGTAAGTTCGACCTAGGTAAATACTATAAGAACCCTGTCGGTGCAGCTAGAGACGAAGCATCAAAAGCACTCCAAGAGTTGCGTCAAAACAGACGCCCTATTGGATTTTAATTTAGTAGGGGATAAAGTTTTTTAGGAGATAACCATGCCTATTGGTGGCGGTATCATTCCAGCAACAGGTAGTACGCAATATACCGAGTTGACTTACGTCACACGGCGTGCGTTCATTCCGAAGCTGGTAGTTCAACTATATAATTCGACTCCGCTAATGGCGGCTCTGATTGCTAACTCGCAACAGGCTTCCGGTGGTGTTTCTTCCGTAACCGTTCCCGTTCAAGGCGCACAGTTTGTGAACGCACAATGGTCTGATTACTCTGGTTCGTTTAACCAGCCATCAGTCCAGCAAGGTGCTTTCAACGCTGAATTCGACCTGAAGCTGATGATTGCTCCAGTACCGTTCCTCGGTATGGAAGGTGCAGTTCAGCAAGACGCTGCAATCATTCCATTGATTGAAGCTCGTATGAACGATGCGACTAACGTGATGATGGATGCAATGGCAACTGCCTTGTACACCAACACATCTAACACGCAACAGTTTACTGGCTTGCCAGCGGCTGTTTCGGCTTCCGGCACTTACGGCAATATTAGCCGTTCGGCGTATAGCTGGTGGCAGTCAAAGTCGTACTCAGCAGGTAACGTAAACCCAACTCGTCAAAACATCCTGCAATACATTTCTGGTACTGTTAAAAACGGTGCTGAAGTGCCTTCATTTGGTGTTTGCGGTTTTGGTACATGGACTCTGTTGGCTCAAGACTTTGTTGGTCAAGAGCAATATGTCATTACTCCGGGTTCCGGCTTTGACAGCGACTCCAACGGCCCACAAGCAGCTTTCCGTGCTTTGATGGTTGCTGGCGTACCTATTTATCCTGACCCCTACTGTCCAGAAGGTACGGTTTACTTCCTGAACACCAACTACCTGTCGCTTTATATCCATGAGCAAGGTTCGTTCGTATTTACTGGATTTGAATCGACTTTACCTAACTGGCAGATTGGTTATGTTGGTGCTGTATTGATGATTGCTGAGTTGGTTTCAACTAAGCCTAAGTCGATGTCAGTGGTGTCGGGTTACAACTCTCTCAGCATATAAGGAGCTAACCATGTCACTAAGTACCAATAAAATCATCCTTTCGGGCGCAGCAACCAACACCGCTGGTGCCTATTTTCTGACCACTACTATTAGCGCAGTTAGCACAGGTAATGGCATAGTTATTCCAGCCGGTGTTTATTTGATGTTCCCAACAGCAAATACATCTATTTTGGCTTTCAACGGTACGGCAAATGCAACATTGATGGCAGCAAACACAGGCGGCGTTATTATTTCTGACGGCGTTAATGTATTTGCTAAATCAACTGGAACAGAAACCGTTACCTTGTTGGCGACTAATGGCGGTCAAGCTGTTAGTAGCACGTTTGCATCGTAAGGGGGCAAAATGGCTAACTCTGATTCTGTCGGTCAACTATATCTTGACTCATTTGGTCAGGGGCGTATTGCCACTATTACAGCAACCAAGTTAAATACGTCGGGCAATGCTATTGTTGCCCTTCCTTTTCTTGGCGGTGGTCTGACAAAAGGAAATTCGACAACTACGTCTGGCGACGTAATCATCCGTAGAATTACGGTATGTAACCCGTCAGGTAGTGTAGCTTCTGCAAATATTTCTATTTCGTCTACCTCCGATGGAGCAAATCTAGTTACTGCAAACACAGTGCTATCTAGCATTAGTGGCGTAGTAACTTTTCAAGATATTGCTATAACTGGTGGTAATGTCCTTGTTTCTGGTTTTAACAGCCAAGCCTTGTTTGTCAACATAAATACTGTCAGCGGCAATGACAATACCGTTGATATTCGGGTTTATGGCGATGTTGTGAGCTTCTAACTATGCAAACCGTCTATGTGACAAACAAATGGGAAAAACCCATAACCTTCAGCTACAACTACATCTCCTATACGTTTCCAGTAGGCGAAAGTGTAGAGGTGCCGCTGGAGGCTGTTTGTCACATATTCGGGCATGGTGACCCTGATAAAGAACCGTATATGGCGCGGTTGGCTATGATTCAGACTAAGGCAGATATTCCCTCTGGATTAAAAATCCTTGAGAAAATTCTAATTACAGACCAGCCGCCAAAAAAAGTCCACTCGTTATCCCCGGTGGTTGAAAGAGTACCCTTGCCTTCTAAAGAGGCAGGGGGAAAAGTCAATATAGCAGCTTAATATGGACCGTAAATGGCGCAGACACTGCAAAGCTACATTACTGCTGTCAGATACCTGTTGCACGATGCAAACGCAAACTTTTACACCAACAGTCAGCTAACTGACTACATCAATGGTGCGAGAGCGCGTGTTGTTCGTGATACAGGGTGTCTCCGCACGGTCCAAACAAGTCAAGTACCTTGTACCCCGGTGGCTGGTGGAAGAAACCCTGTTATTTGGTCATCCGGCTTAACTGTAAGTGCGGGTGATTATGTATTTTCCAATATCTATATTTATGCGGTAACTGTCGGCGGTGTTTTGGGGAACAACCCTAATTATCCATCGTCAACCGACATTTACCCGCCAAGTACACCGTTTACCAGCGGCACGGCTACAGTTCAGTACGCCGGTCCCTCAGAATTAATTAATTATTCCTGTTTGCCGTCTGGAGTTTTGACTCTGGACGTCATCAACATTAACCTCTATTGGGGAAATTCCAGAATACCGTTGCGGTATATGCCTTGGACTGACTTTAACGCACAACTGCGTTACTGGCAAAACCGTATCGGGACACCGGTTGCTTACAGCATTTATGGGCAATCTCAAATCTATATTGGACCCGTTCCTGACATAGCTTACGTAATTGATTTAGATACGGTTCTCTTGCCAACAGATTTAGTGAATCTGTCTGATGCGGATAATATTAACGAACCGTTTTCTTCTACAGTTAAGTTTTATGCTGCTTACCTTGCTAAATATTATGAACAGTCGTTTGGCGAGGCTGAGATTTATTTAGGTCAGTACAAGCAACAAATTCAAGCGGTTCAGGCGTCCATTTACACCCGGAGACTGCCTGACCCTTACTCTAGAGCGTACTAGGTCATGGCTGCCGCAGAACAAAAGAAATCGTATGAAGTCGTTAAAAACTTTCGTGGAATAAACACGAAAGCTAACCGCACGGCTATTGGTGACGATGAGTTTTTTTGGCTTGAGAACGCCATGCCAGTGGGATACGCCAACTTAAAAATTACGCCTACTTTTGACAATGTGGGCAGCATTACGTTTTCAAATACGGTTGTTAATTTCTTCTCAGCAAACATTGGCTTAGATGATTATTTGATAGCGTTTGAAAATAACGGTAGTTGCGAGTACGTCAATCTGACAACCAATACCAAAGGAACGCTAGCATCTGCTGGCACGTTCTCTACTAGCGGCATGAACATTAGCCAATGGAAAAACGAACGTGTTTTAATTAGTGACCCGGCTAAAGGATATTTTACGTGGGATGGAACTAACTTAGTTTCTATTGGTTCTGTTGGTTCTATTGGTATTGTTAGCGGAGGGTCAGGATATACGTCTGCTCCTGCTGTAATTATTTCTGCTCCAAATCAAACGGGAGGAATACAGGCAACTGCTGCTGCTACTATTTCTGCTAATGCTGTTTCTTCTATTTTTTTAGTAGATGCTGGTTCTGGATATACGTCTTCCCCAACAATAACATTTAATGGTGGCGCTGGTTCAGGAGCTAATGCGGTAGCGTCTATTACAACATTTGTTCAAAACACTGTATCTGTTTTTGTGACAAGCGGTGGAACAGGATATACGTCTAATCCTAATGTAGCTATTTCAGGTGGCGGCGGTACTAATGCAGCAGGTCAAGCTATTACTAGCGGAAACATTGTGACGCAAGTAATTATGACTAATGTAGGGTCTGGATATACCAACTCATCAAATATTACAGTCACTTTTTCCGGCGGCGGTGGAAGTAATGCAACGGCTAAAGCTATTATTAATAGCGAAACCAATTCAGGTATTCAGTCGTTTTCTGGACGGGTTTGGATTTCTAGCGGAAGAACTGTTTATTACTCAGCCGCTGGCTCATACAGTGACTTTGTAACGGTGTCGGCTGGTACGGTAGTTCTTACTGATGCTACATTACATGGAAACATTATTCAGCTATTGTCGGCTAATAACTTTTTGTATATTTTTGGTGACGATAGCATTAACGTGTTTTCTGATGTTCGAGTAACGTCAACTGGCGCGACATTGTTTACAAATACTAACGTCAGCGCGTCCGTAGGCACAAAGCTAGCGTATGCTATTTTCCCGTATTTTCGTTCTGTGTTGTTTATGAATGACTACGGTGTTTATGCGCTAGTAGGCTCAACAACATCTAAAATATCGGACTCGTTAGACGGTATATTTCCTAACGTGGATTTTATAACTGGAAATGTTAGCGGTGGTCAGGTTCTTCTAAACAACATTTTGTGTGCTGCATTTAATTTTAGGTATACAGGTGGTTTAGGAACATCAAGTAGCACAAGATACATACAAGCTATTTTCTTTGAGAAGAAATGGTTTTTTACTAGCGCAGGTAACAATTTAAAGTTTGTTACTTCTGTGCCGGTAGGTGGAAAAATTACGTTGTATGGAACAGACGGAAATTCGTGCATAAAGATGTATGCAAACACAACTGCAAGTATTAATAGTTACGTGCAAACGTCTTTAAATCCGATGAAAGACCCAATTAGGACTAAACAGGCTTTAAAAGTTGGAATTGAGGCAACGCTAACCAATTCTTCATTTATTAGCGTTTCAGTTGATTCGGAAACTGGCTCTAGTCCTGTTGTGGATTTGGGCCAAACAGTAAATTGGATAAATAATTTTTCTAGCATTATTCCGTGGACTAACAATAGTTCAACAGTAATTAATTGGACTACTGGTTCTACAGGCTACACGTTGTACAAAACAGATGCCAAGCAATATGGCAAATACTTGGGTATGACCGTGACATCAACCAATCCCGGCGTTGTGTACAACGGTTTTGAATATGAACATGAATTGAGAGTGAGGTTCTAAAATGGCTGTCCCAAATACTTTTGCAAACGCAACTACTTCAATACCGTTATCTCAGCTTGATACGAACTTTGCTACAGCTATCACGCTTGGTAACACGGCTGTTCAGCTTGGTAATACCGTTACTACGTTAAATAATATGACGTTTCCAAACGTCACTATTACTAGTGGTAGTGTTACAAATGCAACCATGACTAATGGTACTTATACCAATTACACGGAAAGTGTAGTTGCTATAGGCACTGTTACAAGTACAAATACGCTTGCGCTGACTAACGGCACAGTCCAGACAGCTACTCTGACAGCTTCTACTGCTTGCACATTTACGATGCCAACAGCTACGGCTGGAAAATCATTTGTTCTTTTGCTAAAGCAAGCGGCATCTACTGGTAACGGTTCTGCGACATTTACAGGCGTTAAATGGGGTGCTGCTGGTGCGCCAACCATTACTGCTACAGCCGGAAAAATGGATATTTTGACTTTTATCAGTGACGGCACAAACTGGTACGGTTCAATTGCTCAAGGCTACACACCGTAAGAGGTAAATATGTTTGCTTATACTAAATTGATGCAAGCAATGGCTGGTGGATTAATTGCCCCTACTGCTGTTGAATACTTGGTCGTTGCTGGCGGCGGTGGTTCTGGTGGTCACGCTAATAATGACAAGGCTGGTGCTGGTGGTGGAGCTGGTGGATATAGAACTGCATCAGGATTTTCTGTAGCTAGTGGAACTTCATATACGGTAACTGTTGGCGGCTCAGGTGCTGGTGGTGGTTCTTCATCTCAAGGAGGTAACGGAAGCCAGTCAGTTTTTTCAACGATTACTTCTACTGGTGGCGGTGGTGGTGGTGCTGGTGTTGGAGGTCTTGGTCCGGGTGTTCCGTGGGATGGTCTAAGTGGCGGTTCTGGTGGCGGTGCTACTAGAAATGGCGTTGGAGGAACAGGTACATCAGGTCAAGGAAATGCTGGTGGTAATGGTGGAGCATCAGATTCTGGTGCTGGTGGCGGTGGAGCTGGAGGCGCTGGAACTGATTCTTCATCTGGCTCTGGGGCAAATGGTGGAAATGGCACAACAGCCTCATCTGCATTAGGAGGTGGCACTTACGCTGGCGGTGGCGGTGGTGGTGGTAATTCTAGTAGTGGTGGTAGTGGTGGCTCTGGTGGTGGCGGTGCTGGCGGCGCAACAAATGCTGATGGAACTCCCGGAGGAACTAATACTGGCGGCGGTGGTGGCGGTCCAGGTGGTGGCGCAAATGCTGCTAGAAATGGTGTAGCTGGCGGTTCTGGCATTGTTATTATTAGTTATCCATCCACAAATGCTGATTTAGCTTCTATTGGTGCTGGTTTAACTTATACAAAAACTACATCAGGTGGCAATACTATTTATACGTTTACTGCTGGTACTGGCAGCATTTCATGGTGATTGATATGGCTCATTACGCATTTTTAGATAGTAATAATGTAGTTACAGAAGTAATAACAGGAAACCATGAAGATGAGGGCGGCATTGATTGGGAAGTTTGGTATGGGGATTTTCGAGGTCAAGTATGCAAGCGTACTAGTTACAATACTAGAGGTAATGTTCACGCTAATGGCGGCGTTCCGTTTCGCGGCAATTATGCTGGTATAGGTTATATCTACCGCGAAGATATAGATGCGTTTGTGCCTCCGCAGCCATTTCAAAGTTGGACGTTAAACGCTAATTTTGTTTGGCAAGCTCCAGTTGATATGCCAAACGACAATCAAATATATAACTGGAACGAATCCAATCAAGCATGGGAGGTAATAAGTGGGACTTAATGCGTTCACAAAAACGGGAAACACTATTACGTTTACGGCTAACGTAGCAGCTCCTACGCCTGTTCAATGCGTTTCTACAACACTTGGCGGCAACCAGTACCGTGTCATCAATACAGGCACAATAACGGTGTTTTTAGGCTATGGAAGTACGTCAGCAGAAGCTACAAACAATGCTGTTGTCGTGACAAGCTCACAAACAGCGTTTCCTCTGTTGCCGAGTACGGATGAAATTTTGACATTTGTGCCAAATGCTTATTTCACAGCTATCAGTGCTAGTGGAACTGCAACAATTTACATCACGCCGGGTGACGGTCTGTAAGGAGCAATTATGCTAAAGGTAGCTGGCGGCGGTGGAGGTGGAGGTAACGGTACAGGCACGGTAACCCAAGTTAGTACGGGAACTGGCTTAACCGGTGGACCAATTACGACCAGCGGAACGATAAGTTTAGCAAATACGGCTGTTACTGCTGGAATTTACGGTAACAACACAACCGTTGCTCAAATTACGATTGATGCTCAAGGTCGAATTACAGCGGCTTCTAACGTTGGCATTACTACAGGCGGCACAGGAACGGTTACGCAGGTTGGTACGGGTACAGGTTTAACTGGCGGTCCTATAACGTCTACCGGCACAATTTCATTAGCCAATACAGCCGTTTCTGCTGCTGCTTATGGCTCTGCCACACAAGTAGGCACGTTTACAGTTGACGCTCAAGGCCGACTAACTACTGCTGCTAATGCGGCTATCAATATAGCGGTAGCGAATGTTTCTGGTGCTGTAGCTAATACAGTCAATGTTCTTGCTGGCACAGGTTTGTCTGGTGGTGGGGCACTAACAGCTAACGTCACTGTCAACCTTGCTAACACGGCTGTAACGGCAGGAAACTACGGAAGTGCCACTCAGGTAGCCGCCATTACAATTGACGCGCAGGGACGCATTACAGCGGCCTCTAATGTGACCGTTAGTGGTGGCGGTGGCGGCACAGGCAACGTGGTGACCAATGTTGTGACGGTCACTGCTGGCACCGATATTTCTTGGACCAATGCGACCAGCGTTGTTTTATCGTGGATTAACAATTTAAGCAATGTTGTTACGTGGACGAATACGGCGTATGCGGTCAACAACAACAATGCAACTATTCTGGTCAATTATCCTGCTGCCCCGTTTGGCGTTGTATTACCGTTGGCTAATACGGTGGTCGGACAGCAATACCAGATTAAGAAGATTGATAGTTCGTCTAATGCGGTAACAGTTAGTACGACATCTTCACAAACTATTGATGGCAACTTAACGTATACGTTAGCAACGATATACAAGAGCGTTACCTTGCAATCAGATGGCTCTAATTACTACATTTTTGCGGCTGTTTAAAAATGGATGGACAATCTTTGTTTAATTTAGTGGTTGGTGTTGCTGCGTTCTTCGGTGGCTGGACGCTAAACAACATTACACGGATGCTTAATCGTATAGATGACGATATTCGTGAGATACCGCACATATATGTAAGCAAAGATGATTACAAGACAGACATTGCTGAGATTAAAGGAATGTTAGGCAAGATATTTGACCGCTTAGAGAACAAGGCAGACAAATAATGAACATGGAAACATTATCCACTGTTGAATTTGGGAATAATGATTCTCTAGGTGAGTTTTTGTTTGAAAACGGGCTGCAACATAAGCTATTTCAAGAAATATTAATGGATGCTGGCATTTCGGTGCCTGTTTACCCATTAATTGATGCTGATACAGGAAATCTAGATGACTGGTTATTGGCCCATCAGGTCGAACATCAGGCGTTTGCTGGCTTCTTAGATTTGAATAATCCGTTCAATATGTTGGACGTTGACTTTAATAATGAGCCAGATTTCTATGATTGGATAGCTACACATTTGTACATTCATGAACAAATTGTTGCTGCCCTAGGAATTTCTGAGGTCAATTAAAAAATGCTCCCCACCCCCCAAAAAAATCAGGTTTCCGAGTTTCAAAAAAACCAACCTGTAATGCAGCAGGTCAATAAACAACGTTCTAAAGCAGAGCGTATGGACCCGATTGAAATTTTGGAATACTCAGCAGACGGGGATAAAGAATTAGCTACAAGGACCTACAACAAATTAACTCAATTAGTTAATAACGACCCTAATTTTAGAATAATGAGGGCTAATAACAGTTTATTTATATACAACAATCTTAAAAACGGAAGCATTTCTTTAGCTTTAGAAACGGCTGATTCTCCAAGAGTTTTTATCGACAGCCTTAAACAATTTAGATTAGCAATGAAAGTGGCTGGATTTAAAACAGCAATTTTTGAAATTGATAATCCTCAAATTATAAAAGCTGCAAAAATGGCTGGCATTGATTTAAAAATTGAACCAAGTGGAACCATGTTAGATGACGGTGTAACTCCGGGTTTAATTGGTATAGGAGAATTTTAATGGCTAAAGCAGTCAAGTCAGTTGCAAGAGCAGTTAGCGGGGCAGTTAAAACTGTTACAAAAGCTGTTACTTCAGTTGCTCAAGCGGCTGTAAGCGTTGTTGAAAAAGTTACTAATAAAGTTGTTGATGTTGCTACCAATATAATTCAAAACCCCTTACCAGTGCTTGAGACAATTGCATTGACGTATGCGCTTGGACCTGCGGGTCTTGCAATGGGTACATCTATTGGCATTACTACGACAACAATGGCGGCGGCTGTATCTTCCGCGACTGTAACGGCAGCCAACGGAGGAGATGTAAAACAAGTAGCAACTGCTGCTTTGGCAACGTATGTATCTGCTAATCCGGGATTAAGTGGACAAGAAAAAATTGTAGCGTCTGGTGCTATTCAATTAGCTTCTGGAGCAAAACCAGAAGATGTTATTAGAAATGTTATTGCTAGTACGGCGTCTAATACAATACTTCCAACTGTATTAAAAGATTTAAACGCAACAATTGCTAAAGAGTTTCCAGATGCAATTCAACAGACTGTAAAAAGCGCATTTATTAATGCTGAAAGACAAGCTGTTGCAGCCGCTATTACTGGTCAAGATGCTTCACGGGCTGCGTTAGCTGGTTTTGCTGGCGGTGCTGTTTCTGACCTTGCCCAATGGGGTGCAGCAGTAGCTGCTCCAAAAATGGAAGATGTAAATTCAAAGTCTATTGGTATAGCTGCTGGCGAATACGCTCAATATAAAGTAGCTGGATATTCTGATGAGCAAGCGTTAAACAAAGCGGTTCAAGGTGTTTTTTCTATTCAAACACAAGCAGCAGCAAAAGCAGAATTAGCAAAAAAAACCGCCGGATTAAGCGGGGAGCAAGTAATGGCTGCTCTAAATTACAGCCAAGCTGGACAAGCTACAGGATTAGATACTGGAAAAAAACTTACTGAACAATTTTCCACAGGTTCTGGATACACCAAAGAAGCACCTATTGGTGCAAGTTTAAGTGTTTTATCTACCCCAGACCTCCCCGGTGCTAGACCAAGGGACCCTACTGCGTCCCGTGATGTTGGTGGTCAACTTCCTGAGCAATACTCAACAAAAAAAGAATCTTTGCCGGGTGGGACAACGTCAGCAACATCAGGAGAAGAATTATCTCTTTTGGGAACGAATTCATTTACTCCAGAAAATATTGCTCCTCCTCCAAAAGAAGATAAAACGCCAGAACAATTACGCAGAGATACAATTTTATTATCGTTAATAAACAAGAATTTTGATTCAGGTGGCGGTGGTGGAACCAGAACAACAAGAACAACAAGAACAGCTCCTACTACGCAAGGACAAGGTTCCGTTGGAACATCAGCGTTAGCGCAAGCATTACGTATTGGTGATGTAGGCGCACCGATATTTGGCAGAGATGAAGAAGGTAAAAAGGCTGGATGGAATCTTGAATCATTACGTTATATGGGTAACGCAGGAGAATAGAAATGACTAAAAAACTAGCACGGCTATTACGGGCCGATATTCAAGAAACCAGCGATTTAAAATCAATTGCTGCAATGCTTGCCGGTAAAGGGCGTGGTGGTGACACCTTGTTAGCTCACATAACGCCAAAAG